GGGATAAGCTGTATCATATGCGACACATCTAATAACATCTAAATCCTCTTTTGTAAAATTTCCACTTTGTTCACAAATATCGCGGATCAGCTCAAAAGCTTCAAGAATGAAAGCTGGGGGCATTCGCTTATCAAAAGCTTTATAATCTCCTGCAATCATTCTATCACAACCAAAGGTGGTAAGATATTCACGAATATCATGCCATTCTTTAGATTGAGCTATTGTGCCTGGTCCACTTTCAAAAACAAAACGGTTATTTTGGAGGACACGAATAAAAGAAAGAAAATGCATTCTCACCACGATATTCCAATCAGCAGGTGACGCACAGAACATACGTGTTTGACCAGTAAGAGCTTTAGCTTGTGCTCGCGGTTCATCTTTAAGTGAGCCAGCAAACACTGGAGAATAACGCGTATTCTTACGATACGATTGGAGACACTCCTCTACTCGTTCATATATCTCAGGAGTAAATTCCATAGGATCTGAACAGGTTTCAGTTGGTGGAACAGCAGACATATAATGTTTTTTACTTTTCCGCCATGGATGGCCCATGGATGTATTACGATTCATTTTATCAACAAATCGCACTCCATTTGCACCATTTACAGCAGTGAACATATCATAGACTTTAAGTTCCTTGAGTTGATTAACCGGTAGATCACGGAGAATTTCCTTAGTAAATTCTCCACGAACTTTCTGTAACAAACTCATCTTAAAATCAGTGACAGGATTCACAAGTTCCTTTATAGCATTTCGCCAGGGTAACCACCCTTTCAGCATAGGTGCTGTAAGATTAGTTGTATACCCCTCAGCTCGTGCCAGGGAGGCTAATTTGGATTCAGTTACGTTAGACTTACCAGAAGTACGCTTCATAGGTAACAGTGATCCATATACTGTGGCACATCCAGACATAATATATCTAAATGGACTTTTAAAATGTAGAGCTTGTACAGTCATAGGTGCTGATGTAGATGAGAGCTTAGGTGTTGAAGGTTCAACAGATACCAATGTTAAACTTTCTAGAAACTCCTTAGTAATAGGTACACAAGCAGCCTGTTCCTGTAGACCAGCAACATGCAAACCAGCAATAAAGTAGCCTGATCCATTATGAACTAACCATGGTGAACCACAATCACCAACTAATGTAGGTTCAGTGACTTTGCCTCGCCAGGTTAATATATTTCCTAATTTAGCTACATGTGACATTGTCTTCTGAACAGCATCAATGTGCTGTAGACTAGCAACTCCATTATCATCACGTTTAATGATGAAACCTTTACCAATGCACGAAAAATTTTGCGAGACAAATAAGTCACGAACATTGGAAAAGGGTGGTAAACTTCGTAATTCAAAAACAGCTAAATCTTGCTGGGGGAAACGTCTAATATCACACTGATGAAGCTTAAAAGTGATTTTTGGACAGACACCATGTGTAGATGTTCCTGTAGTAACTGTGACAGATAAATCACTGGAACTATTTAGGGTATGATTGTTGGTTATAACGGTTGATCCAGAAATGACTAAACCCTTACCAACTCTCAACATAGTGCCTTGATCAGTTTCACGATAAACCTGTAGTGTAATTACATTACGGGACAATCGATCACAAATCTTACTAGGTTCACTATT